AAAGGCGGGTTGCGTTATAATTTTTCCACCACAACCGCGGCGGCTGATCCGGGGCAGGGCATCTTCCGTCTCAATAATGCAACCATTGCATCCGTCACGGCCATGTATATCGACAACCTCACGGTTGAGGGCACGGATGTTTCCGCCTTCCTTGACACGTGGGACGATTCCACCAATGCGGTTGACGGTTATGTTGTAATCAACTCCAACACCAACGCGGACGCAACTTATTGCGTCTTCTCAGTCTCGGCCGTTGCAAACTCAACCGGCTATCGCACGGTTACGGTTGCGTATGTATCGGGGGCCCTGCCTTCCAATTCGGAAACCTGCGTCATTTCTTTTTCCAGGGCGGGCGATGTTGGCGCCACCGGGCCAACTGGACCAACCGGCCCAACGGGGCCAACTGGCCCTAACGGCGTGACCGGCGCCACCGGGCCGACCGGGGCAACGGGTGTTACTGGTGCAACAGGGCCGAGCGGCCCCACGAATTACACCGCACCCACAACCACGGTCGCGGCATTTTCTACATACCTTGAGGCCACAAATAACGGGGCCAACAAGGTAACACTCACCGCTGCAACAAGCCTGGCGGCGGATGTAACGGTGACGCTACCAAGCTCCACGGGCACGCTGATCACTGGCAGTGCGCCAGCAATTACAGATCCGGTTATCACCGGAGCGATTGCGGAAGACGTTTATACCATCACGGATGGCGCGGCCTTCGAAATAGACCCTTCAAACGGCACGTTGCAGAACGTGACGCTTGGTGCCTCGCGCACGCCGCTTGCCACAAACTTTGCCAACGGCGAAAGCGTAACGCTCCGCATCAAGGACGGCACGGCCTACACGATCACATGGACAAGCGCGACATTCGGCGGCTCCGGTGTGGTGTGGGTGGGCGGTTCCGCACCGACGCTCGACACGACAAACTGGACGGTTGTCGTTCTTTGGAAGGAAGGGGGCCAGGTGTACGGCAAGTACATCGGGACAGTGGCCTAATGGGAATGCTGGGAAGAAAACTTCTAGCATCAAGTTCCGCAACGCCAACATATGCGTACCAAACTCAAACCAGGGATAGCGTCAACCGGTCAACATATACGTTTGCATCTGTGAGCTTCGGAACTGCAAGCAGCACCAGGGTTGTCGCTGTCTATATTGCGGGCATTTTCAGTACAGGTTCTATCTCGATTTCATCTTGCACCATCGGTGGCGTGTCGGCAACGCTTGCGGTTTCGGCCGGAGATACATCCTATCCAACCGCCATTTATTATGCGTCGGTTCCATCTGGAACGACCGGCGATGTTGTCGTGACATTCAACACTACAGTTTCAGACTGTGCCATCGGCGTCTGGTCGCTTTATGATGTGAATGCAACGCCGAAATCATCCGGGGGAAAAAACACCTCAACTGCTTTCCCAAGCATATCGTTTGCCGCAAATGATATTGGCATTTTCGGAGACTTTCCGGGCGGCGCCGGAACAACATGGACGAATGCGACGGAGGATTTCGACGTGGCAAGCTGGCACACCGGGGCGTCCTATCAAGCCGTTTCAGCAGGAAGCAGAACGGTGTCCAATAGCTTTAGCGATGCAACATATGGGGCATATGCAGTTTGGGGATCTTGAACATGAAATATGTCAAAGTAAGTGATGGTGTGGTTTCGGCCTATCCTTACACGTTAATGGATATGAGGAAAGAATACGCAAACACCTCTTTCCCCGCTGAAATGGGCAATGATCTATTGGCGGAATATGGTGTTTATGTAGTCACAGCGACAGAACGCCCTGCCTCGACGTTGACGCAAGATCCGGTGGAACAGACGCCTGTGCAGATCAACGGCGTGTGGACTCAATCGTGGTCAATGGTGGACGTGAGCGCGGAGGAGGCCGCGCAGCGTCAACAGGAAGCATCTGACGCGGCGCATGCCGAGGCGGTAAAGGTTGATGCATTCGTCCAGAACTTCATTGCCATGACGCCCGCACAGGTCGAATCCTATGTGGTCAATAACACGGCAAACCTTGCACAGGTGCGCAGCCTTCTCGGCAAAATGGCCTTGATGCTTCTGGCGCTGGCGCGGAGGGAATACCGTTAATGCGGTTTCATTTGGTAAGCTTGCCGCACACTCACACAACCGATTCTTTCAGCGCGTGCGCCTTTACAGAGAAGGTGCGGAAATTCGCAATCATGATGAAGCGCCTTGGGCATGAGGTGTTTCTCTATGCCGGGGCACAGAATGACGCGCCCTGCACGGAGCATGTCGTTTGCATTTCCGAGGAAGACAGGCGCAAGGCGGTAGGCACCGGCCACTATTGCATGGCCTCTTTCGATGCGAATTTGCCGCACTGGCGCACGTTCAACGGCAACGCCATCCGCGAAATCGGCAAGCGCATACAGCAACAGGATTTCATTTGCGTGATCGGGGGATATTCCCACAAGGCCATTGCCGATGCCTTCCCGGCGCACATGACGGTTGAATTCGGGATAGGCTATCCCGGAACATTTGCCAAATATCGGGTGTTTGAATCCTACGCTTGGATGCACACGGTATATGGAGCCCAAGCCGGCAACCCCGCCGCGGCGGATGGCGTTTTCTTTGATGACGTAATCCCCGGCTATTTCGAGGTGGAGCGGTTCCCGTTCTCCGCGGAGAAGGATAACTATTATTTCTTCATTGGCCGCCTTATCGAGCGCAAGGGCTATTCAATCGCGGTTGAGACATGCAAGCGCATCGGCGCCAGGCTGTTGATTGCAGGGCAGGGCACGCCGCCGGAATATGGCGAATATCTCGGCGTGATCGGCCCCGAGGAGCGCGGGCGCGTCATGTCTCGGGCGCGGGCGGTGTTCGTGCCCACAACCTATATCGAGCCCTTCGGCAACGTGGCGGTTGAGGCCCAAGGTTGCGGCACCCCTGTCATATCCACCGATTGGGGCGCCATGACGGAAACCGTTGAACACGGCAAGACCGGGTTCCGGTGCCGCATGCTTTCTGAATTCGTGGATGCCTGCGACAAGGTGTCGGACCTCGATCCGCATTACATCCGGGAAAGAGCGCAGCGGCTCTATTCGCTCGAAACCATTGCGGAACGGTATGACCGGTATTTCCGCCGCCTTCTGACGTTGTGGGGCAATGGCTGGTACTCATAGCCATTCCTCCGTATGCGGCGCAATATTGCCCAATTAAATTAGCAATAGGTTTGTGCTAACCTCCGCATCGCGGAAACGAGGCTGATATGGATTCCAATGCTTTTCAAATGCTCGGCGCAATCATGCAATGGATCATTGCGCCGGTGGCGGCTTTTGTTTGGCTGATCTACATGCGCCAGCAAGAACACGCCACGGATATTGCTGTTCTCAAGGCGGAAGCCAAGAGCCAGAAAGAGGCCCACGAGAGCGAGATTATCGAAATCCGCGCCAACATGCGGGCGATCATCGTCAAGCTGGATTCAATAGAAATGGCGTTGCGTAAATGAAGGTTTCAACAGCCGGGCTCGACCTCATCAAAATTCACGAAGGCTTGCGCCTCACGGCCTATCCGGACCCCGCCACGGGCGGCGAGCCTTGGACAATCGGTTATGGCATCACGTCATCCGCTGGCGTTGGCAAGATCAGCAAGGGCATGAAGATCACGCAAGCGGAGGCGGAGGACATGCTGTGCCGCGCGCTTGTAGTCTACGAACGCGGCGTGCAGGACACGCTAACCCGCCGCCCCACGCAGCATCAATTCGATGCGATGGTTTCCCTTGCCTACAACATAGGCGTTCCGGCCTTCCGCAAATCGAGCGTGGCCCGCTATTTCAACCAAGGCGACATGGACAAGGCCGCCGCGGCGTTCCTGCTTTGGAACAAGGCCGCCGGGAAGGTGATGCCGGGCCTTACCAAGCGCCGCGCATCGGAACGCAATTGGTTCCTCAAAGATTCGCCGATAGCCCCCGTGAAGCCCGCGCCCGCGCCGGACCCCGCACCCATCCCGCCCCCGCCGGATATCGAGCCCCCGCCCGCGCCCGAGGCGCCCAAGGCGGAGCCCGGCCCCGCCATCGCGCGATGGATCATTGCCGCCATCGGCGCGGCCTTTGCCGCCTTTGCCTATTGGATGACGAAAGGATAACCCATGAAATTCATTCCCGATTGGCGCCAGGCTTGGAAGTGGTTCTCCGTCCAGGCGTTTGCCATCATCATTGCGCTTCCCATGATTTGGGCCGGATTGCCCGCCGATGTGAAGGCCTATCTTCCCGATGAGTGGAAGCCGTGGATCATGGTTGCCATTGCGGCCGCCGGCATCCTCGGGCGCATCATAGATCAGAACAAGGCGCCCGCTGCGTGATTGCAGCAATCATCAAGATCCTGACGGGCGGGCTACTCGATAAGGTGCTTGACCTTGGTCGCGTGTACATCACGAGCCAAACCGACCGCGCGGATTTTGAGAAGCAGGTGAGGATTGCGGCGGGTGAAACTGCCGCCAAGGTGCAAGAGGCATGGGCCGAATCCGCCGCCAAGATTGCCGCCAGCACGCAGGACGCGCTCAAGGCATCGCCCATCCTGCAACGGGCCTATGCAATCGTGCTGTTTCTGCAACTGTTCATTCTGGTTTGGTATCAACTAGGCGCCCCGGCCTATCAGGTCATCACCGGCACGCCATGGCCCGCCCCGATGGCCTCCATTGAATGGGCCTATCTCCTCATAGGCGCCATGGTGGGCGCTGGCCCGTTCGTGTTCAAGAGGTGACACCATGCGTTGTGCGCTCGTGGCCGTGCTTTGCTTCCTCACCGCGCCCGCATTCGCGCATTCGTGGTATTCAGAAAAGCATGATCCCGTCACAAAGAGGGGATGCTGCGGGATTGCCGATTGCCACGAAATTGCAATTAGCCCCGAAAATTACAGGCCGGAATCTGACGGGTTCCGAATCCGCCTGACGGTTGAGCAAGCTAAAATCATAAATCCTGGCCGGATTGATCCGCTCGACATTTTCGTGCCGTTTGACCGCGTGCAACCGTCTGAGGACGGAAACTTTCATCTGTGCATCCCACGCTACAACGGCGTGACCTATGGCGATTTCTATTGTTTCTTTATGCCGGGTTCCATGTGATGGCTGTCCTTGTTAAGCGCACGCCATCCCAGGACGAACTCAAGGCATTGTTTCACTACAATTCTGAAACTGGCGCGTTTACGCATCTTCAGACGCGCGGGAAGGGCAGAACTGGGCAGCCGGTCGGAAAGGTAAATCATCACGGCTATGTTGAAATGCGCGTGTTCAACAAGCTGTTTACGGCACACAGGCTTGCCGTCCTCTACATGACCGGAGAATTGCCAGTGCTTCCGCTCACTGTTGACCACATCAACGGCGACAGGGCAGACAACCGATGGGCTAACCTCCGCGTGGCCGACTATCGCCAAC